GTAAAAACTAACAATATGAAAGAACAGGATTTAATAGACTTAGGATTCACAACCATAGAAGTTATTGGTGAAGAAGGAGAAGAAGATTTTTACTATTATGAGTGCGAAATATCAGAAGATTGTGATTTGATTTCTTGTTCACATGATGAAGTACAAAATGGTAGGTGGTTTGTTGAATTTGGACATAATCTTGAATTTAGATTTTATTCTAAGCGTGAAGTTGAGACATTAATTAACGTACTAAAAAGTAATATTTATGAGTAGATCTAAAGAATGGGATTGGCAAGAAGAAATAATTCAGTCAATAAATGAAAATAAAAACAAACATATCAAAATGAAAAACAGTAAAGAAAAACTTCAGAAAGCAAAAGAAATACTTCATTCTAATTGGAAGCCATTTGGAGAAGGTAATGTTAACTTTGTTGATTCTAGAAAGAAAAGCATACACGAGATCTTAGATTTAATTATTAACTCTGAACTTCATTATAAACAGAGAACATATTGGTACGATGTGTTAATTCAAATGGAAAAACTATGAGATCAAGTGAGATTCACTATGACAACGGCAAAGACTACGATGTTATAGATATAATACAGGATTTTGATTTAGGGTTCAACAAGGGTAATGTAATTAAATACCTTTGTAGAGCAGGAAAGAAAGATGACGAGCTTCAAGATTTATACAAAGCTAAGGACTACATTGAAAGAGAAATAGAATTTATTAGATCCAAGATAAACAAAGAAGCACAGCAATGGAAGGAACAATAACATTACTAGACGGTAAGGAGTGGGACAGGGCTGAGCTTTTAGAGAAAATGTACGATGATACATTCTACTACGGCTACTTAGGCAAAGCTGCTTTATCCTCTTCGTCTATGAAGAAACTTACATTGTCTGTAGAAGACTATCAAGACAGCTTGGTTAGGAAGTTTGACAGCAAAGCACTAATCATAGGTAGACTTGTTCATGTAGCTGTTTTACAACCTGAGCTTATAGAATCTATGTACCAATTCATTGACTGTAAGACTAGAGGTAGTAGGCTGTACAAAGATGCCCTCGCTCTATCCAAAGAGCAAGAGGAGCATTACGAGGTTGTATTAGAAAAAGATAGGATCTGGTCTAACGAGATAAGAGACGCTGTATTAAACCATAAGACAGCCGCTAAGCTACTTTCTAATGGTAACGCAGAGATTCCTGCAATAGACAATATAATGGGTGTTCCTGTAAGAGCTAAGGCTGACTGGCTTAGAGATGATTGCATTGTGGATTTGAAGACCACAAGCAACATCGATGACTTTGACTATAACTGTATGCAGTTTGGATACGACATTCAAGCGTATCTGTACACTAAAATATTTAAACGCAGTAAGTTCATTTTTATTGCCGTAGACAAGAAATCTTATAAGGTAGAGATTAAGCAAGCTTCTCAAGAAATGATTAAAGATGGAGAAGATAAAGTAAGAAAAGCAATAAGCAATTATGTACAAGGATATTTTTGATCACTTAGGCAAAGATGACATAATACAGGAATATTACATGATGGCCATTCATGACATAAACTGCGGCATGTCTCTAGAAGCCCTTAGAAAGGTTTTAAAGCACTATGAAGAGCTTCAGATGTTCTTACCTTGTGCAGGCATAAAAAAGGCCATACAAGAGACTGAAAGAATAAGTAGTATGGTACAAAGCAATTTTTATGATGTAGTTGAAATGACTAACATGATAAAAGGATTTATTACAGAAGAATCAGATTTTAATATTAACAAGACTAACAGAGAACAGGATGACCACGAAATTAATGACTGAATTTATTGAAAAAGAATTAAATGTTGACCTAAGTTTAACTAGAAATAAGACAAATAGGTATGTTTTTGCAAGATGCATGGCTTATTATGCGTTTTTAGACCATATGCACATGAGTTTTAGTGCTTCAGGTGAAGTATATAAGAAGACACATGCCACAGTAATGCATTCTTATAAAAATATACTGCCAGACTTAAGGAAAATGCCCAAATATGCTCGTGTAATCTTTAAAATTGACGAGATGTTTGATTTAATTAATAAAGGACAGGAAATTGATCGTTTTTTACCAGAAACTAAGACAAGTATCAATCAAAAGGAAGTAATAGTTGAATTGAGGGCTGAAAATAAGCTATTAAAGCTACAACTTGACAGTGCTAACACACAATTAGAAGCTTATAAGTCTAGAAGTAGCTTAATTCACTTACTAGAAAGAGTTCCTGAGCATCAAATAGACGCAGTAGGGCTAAGATTAGACGCAATGGTTAAAATGTTAGCATAAAGATGGCTAAACAACCAAAAAAGACAGTATTTAGACTTGTAGACGAGTGTTTTAAGGCACAGGTTTGGTGTTTTAAGCATGGATATAAGATATATCCTGTAGTAGATGAATGTAAATACAGAATTACAATAGAAAGAGGTGGAGCCATCAAAAAAGGCGATCACCTCTATTCAATTAATAATAAGGAATGGGCAGACAAAGTTTTTGAGCTATATCTTAAGCTATATGTTGCTGGCCAGAAAAAAGGACTATAATTATGCCAAGAAACCCATCAAATAACAAATATAAGAAGGCTTTAGACGGCAGAAGTAATAATGGACAGAAAAAAGGAGATAATAAGCTTAGAGCTATTGAAAAAGAGCTTAAGGGATTATCTAAAGACACTGCTGCCAAGCAAAACAGAAATGCTGTTTATGCAACTAACGGAATCAAAGAGGTTTTTGGATCTGAGCAGGAGTTTTGGAAGCATGTAGCTGAAGAGTCTAAGGGATCATTTAATCATATGAAGATGTTAGTAGAATATGCATTTGGCAAGCCTACAGATAATGCACAACCAATGTCTTCAGGTAAAGTAGACATACCTATAATAAACTTCTTTACAGGAACACCACAAAGAGAAATAGACAACACAATAGACCTAGATAGTTATGAAGATACCAGCGATGCATGAAAAATATAACTCGTTCGGAAACGATACGAGGTATTTTGTACTAACAGGAGGTCGTGGGTCAGGAAAGTCATTTGCCGCTACTGTATTTCTAGTGCTACTAACATATGAAAGGGGTCATAAGATATTGTTTACTCGATATACTATGACCTCTGCGTCTTCTTCTATTATACCTGAATTTATAGAGAAGCTGGAGCTTATGGATGTTATAGAAGACTTTAGAATAACTAAAGATGAGATCACAAATATAAAGACAGGTAGTAGTATATTGTTTAAAGGGATCAAGACAGCTTCTGGAAATCAGACAGCTGCTCTGAAATCATTAAACGCAATAACCACCTTTGTATTGGATGAGGCTGAAGAGCTTATTGATGAGGATGTGTTTGATAAGATTGACCAATCTGTAAGGGTGAAAGATAAACCTAATAGGGTCATGCTTATACTTAACCCAACTACTAAGGAGCATTGGATATATGGTAGGTTTTATGAGAATAGAGGTATACCAGACAAGTTTAATGGGATCAAAGATAATGTAACTTTTATTCATACTACCTATATAGATAACATAAAGAATCTTTCCGAGTCATTCTTAATACAAATAGATGACATAAGAAAAAGAAGGCCTGAGAAATATGAGCATCAAATACTAGGAGGATGGCTTAACAGAGCTGAAGGAGTTATATTCACTAACTGGAGGTTAGGACAATTTAATGATGCGTACGACATCCTGTACGGTCAGGATTTTGGATTCTCAGTGGATCCCACAGTTTTAGTAAAGTTATCAGTAGATCGTAAAGGTAGACGTATATTTATAAAAGAAATGTACGGCAAGGCTGGAATGTCTACTACAGAGATAGCCTCATGGAATACTAGATATGCTGGTCCTGAGCTAATAATATGCGATTCCGCAGAGCCTCGCTTAATATCCGAAGTCAGACTTAGAGGCTGTAATCTAAAGCCAACAATTAAGAAAGCAGGGTCTATACTTTCAGGTATAGGACTGTTACAGGATTTCGATTTGATTATCGATCCTGACAGCCAAGAGATAGTTAAAGAGTTGAATAACTATGTGTGGTCAGACACAGGTAAGCAAAGGCCTGTAGATCGCTGGAACCACAGAATAGATGCAATACGTTACGCTGCTCAATATGCTTTAGTAAATTTCACTAGAGGTAGTTACGTTGTGAGGTAGCTCTTAAACGCAGTAGGGTCACTCTTAAACGCAGTAGGGTCCTATCATTAAACGCAGTAGGGTCTATTAAACATAGTAGGGTCCGTCTCCATAAAAAAAGGAGATCGGACCTTTTTTTGGTCCATGTAAGAAAATTCCTACGCTTTCAATATTAATCACTTTATACCTTATTATATATACACTAATGGTCCAGAAAAAAATATAAAAAAAATTCACTTTTTATTTGTTTTTTATTTTTATTTAATTAATTTAGC